GGTTAGTATGCCAGCGAAAAAAGAACACGACTTGACGCGCTATAAGAACATTAACGCACTTACTACAGACAATCCTTTGGCACTTGTTGAGAAAATCAGAGAAGTACCAGAAGATTACGAACGTTATCGTTTCTTTCTTTGCGAACTTGACCAAGACCCCTCTCTCAATCTAAGTTTGTTAGAGATGTCTAGGATATCAGCAATGTTGATGCAGTTAGAGAAGTATGATGGATGGTCCTATGATATGAGTGTAGAGGAATTGGCAATGTTTGAAAGTACTAATGAACGAGCACGTAAGATGAATGAGTACGTACTTAATTATCTTTTGCGTGTAAAGTCCAGAGATACCTTAACTGACTCCGTTGGAGCGGCTAGGGAGATATTAATGGAATTGAAGGGTGAAGACGGTAATGTCACCCTTGAATGGAAGAAGAAACCAGAGATTATCGATATAACAGAAGAGGTGAATGAAGATGACGAACAACACGACAGCGAATAACACGGGAAGCAATATGACAGCTATACTAGAGGACTCAGAGGGGATTATAGACCTTTTGATGGATAATATAGCAATTGTAGCAATACTAGGTCTTATACTCGCGGCGGCAGGCGTTTACGGATGGTTCTATGTCCCTAGCTTCAAAGTATTGGTTATGAAATTAATCAAGAAACACGATGCAGAGATTTTAGAGCTTTACGAGAAACACTTGACTCCTAAGATGAGAGAGAAACTTGATGAGGTGACCGAGAAACACGTTAAGGACGAGATATTGAAACAAGTTGTTTTAAGTGCATTTGACCACACTGAGGATAAAGCTCAGGGTACAGTCAAAAAGCTAGTAAGAGACATCGCTAAAGGTAAGTAGATGTTTGACCTGGGGCAAGTTCTAGTTGACGCAAAAAAGACAGTAGAAGAGCATTCTGCTACTGACATACGCTTCAACCATAACTATGCTATATTCCAGCGCTTGATAGCCGTCGCAGACAAAGCAGACTCCGATGAAGAGTTCCACACATTGGTACTTAAGGACTTTGACCTATTCTGCGTCGCCTACATTCGCTTAGACAACCGTAAACCTATGTTTCCGTCACCTTGGCAGACAGATGCCGCGGTAACGTTCGAGAAACACGACGTTAACTTGTTTATAGAGCCCCGTAAGATAGGTAAAAGTGCCCTTCTTAGCGCATACATCCTATGGAAGATGTGCAAAGATGAGGCCACTCGAGCAGTCATATTTGCTCCGACCCAAAACCAGCTTTTCATTATGGAAGACATATGGAAGGCGCTAAAACGATGCGATTACTTAATGGAAGAGTACGTCCAACTACACGCTCCATTAGGAAAGCGCGGTACTTATGGGAAGGAATACATACGATTCGCTTATAACGAGTCCGAGGTTGTCGCCTCTAACCTTGCTCAGTCACAAAAGGCTGATACAAAAAGAGGCAATAAGGGTAGCTTATTCATAGTAGATGAGATAGAATTGGTCACAAAAGAGGTCAGAACTACGGTTATTGACGATATGATGGCCGATGCATACTCAGATAAGAAGATGATTATGGTAGGCACACCCAAGAGTGTAGCTAACCCTGAGTTGGAATTAGAGTGGTTAGCATACTTGGATGACCCCGATAACTATGGAACCCACCATATGAATGTATGGGATGCTATAGATACGGGTTGTATAACCAAGAGTTACATACAAAATAGGTTCAAACGGCTTCATATACCCTGTGAATGGGTCTTAAAGAAGGGAGTATGCGGTCTTCACACATATGGGGAGGACGCAGAGATAGATGGGTGGAAATGTAACAAATGTTGTATGCTTAATACTGATTTTGTCGCTGAGAATATGGGAGAATTCCCAAAATCGGCTGGAAAGTTCTTTCCGTCGCTATTTTTGGACGCCTGTATGGATGAACCTTATCCATTAAGGATAGACCCAGTAGAAGGAAGGCGATACGTTATGGGAATAGATTATGGCCTTTTATTGAATGCTACGCAGATTACGGTGTTTGAAATTATAGGAAACGCCGCAAAACTAGTATTTTGGGAACAAATATCCCCCACACCCCCAGAATCAGGCACAAGAGACTATGACCCTATTATTGCGCGCATACAAGAGATATATAAAGAATATAACGGTACAATATACCGAATATTCCCTGATGCTACCGCAGTAGGCATACAAATAACAGCTCAGCTGTGTAAAGGCCCCTTGTCAATCCCTAAAAGCCGCATATACTCCAATGAGACCGCAGCTAAGAAGGATGTTTTAGGGGTATGGATGACTGGTCCTTATAAGCACGATATGATGCAGAATTATCGGCAGATTATTATGGACGGACGCTTAAAGGTATCAGCAACAGAACCATTCTGGACGAAGTTTAAATTAGAACACGACGGAGTGGTAGTTCAAAAAGTAGAAGGTAGTTCGAATTACCTTAAATTTAAGGAACCAGTAGGAGGAACCATCGACTTATTGGATTCTATGGCGTTAGCAATGCTAACATTATCGAGAGAGATGGTACAACCATTGTTAGATATAAGAACGTGGGGAGTAATAAGATGAAACGATATGGGAACTTGGAAAATGATTGCATCGCCTTATTAGCGTATTGTTACCGTAATCAAGACAAATATCAGAGTTATCGAACATTTGAGAATGAGCTAGGGATACCATTGGGTACCCTACATAGGATTATCAAAGGTTTTGAGTACTTTGGTGAAGGTCATTGGGCATTGGAAACGTACGCAAAGAAATACGGCTATACGGTAACGTATGTAGGAAGAGACGGATGTTTGATTTGGGTAGATAAACGTCGCCCATATTTAGAAAATGCGGCTCTATACGATGAAGATGGGGAAGTGTTCCAGATTTAATAGTTGGAGTGTCTATGACCGATAAAACTTCTTTTTATGGCGGATGGTTCGAGGACCGAAGCAAAGCATTCACTAACGACGAAGACTTTGATGTTTTCCAAACGAAATCGAAAGATTACAGGAACGTTGAAGAATTCAAGTTCTACGATGATAGATTAATTGAGTATCAAGAAAACGAATGGTTTTCTTTCTTAGTTGACCATCTAGTCGGAGAACTATTTACTGATTTTTATTTTGTTGGTGAAGGTGCTGATGCAGTCAAAGCATTTTTCGAAAATGTTGACCCGCTAGCATATGATGAAATTGAAATGATGGGCCTTAACGTTGTACGTGAAGGCACAGGCTCTCTAAAAAAGTACTGGGTTGATGGTGAACTCAAACAAATAAAGGCAATGAACGGTCGCCTTATAAGACTACAAGACTTAGACGCTCCAACTTCTAAACGTGGTCGCGGTTCATCAGCACAAAAAGCCAGTCCTTATATTAACGAGCGAGAAGATACTCGTATGTTAGAAGTAACCGTAGAATCGGATGATAGGTTTCTAGTCAAGATTCCAACTTGGAGAATTGACGATATGGAAGATTACAGAAACGACCAAATAGCCCTGTGTCGAATCAGAAGAGACCCACGTTCACCCTATGGTATCGGTTTTGGGCGCTCCTGTTTTCATATCATTAAAGCAATGAAGATGATAGACAGGGATATTTTAGCAGCGTTAAAACATAATGCAGCAAACTTAAAAGTCATTAGAGCTGACCTAAGCGGTCTTGATTCTGATGAAGATAAGAAGAATGCACTTAATGACTTAGCTAAAGCATATGATAAGATTGCTACCGCAACAGCAGGGGTAATTGCGATAGATAATCACCACGAAGTGGGATATATGGGCAATTTAGGCTCAGGTTCAAGAGATAGTCGCCTTTTAGAGGTAATGGCTCACTTAGAACCCGTTATTTCAGCGTTATTGATGAATTTCCTTGTTTCTATTGGATTAGTAGAACAGGGAGGCGCAAATAAGTCTATTATAGCTAGACAAGAGGTAAGAGCCGACAGACAGCTTACTAGATATCAAAGAGCGGTTGGAAGATTCTTTGAAACGCAAATATTCCCAGATATTACCGATAAACCCTGCAGATTAGTGTTCAAGAAGTATTATGACCCTGAAATATGGCTTTCTTTGTTTGAAAAGAACGCTGTTTCAAGAGAAATGCTTTTAGAACAGTTTGCTATTGTCGACGAAGGCAATACCTACATAAATGATTTAAATCCAGTTCCGATGATGGGAGGACCAGGAAAACCTCCAATTTCGGGCGATGGACCAAATAAAAAGGCAGATACTAGTAATGATGACTCTTCAGACCGAAGAAGTCGCGAGGAAGAGCAATAATGCCGAAAGTAGGAAAGAAAAAATTCCCTTATACCGCTTCTGGGCGCCGTATGGCCGCAAAGGAACGGAAAAAGAAGGAAAAGAAAAATAGGAGATAATAAATGGCAAGTACAGTATCAGCTGCTACAATGACCGTCAAAATCACTGAAGATATAGTGTTAAACGGTGTAAATCAAGGCGGAACGAACACACAAAGCATAGGAAGCATAAACGAAGTCCACAAGACCATTAAAACCGTGGACACAGGCGGCTTTAGAACTTTGGTTCTTTTCGACAATACTGTCGCTGCAGGAACATTGGATTCCGATTTAGTTAAATATGTTCGAATTACAAATTTGGACGATACCAACTATATCGATATCACAGTAAAAGCAACCGACAGTTTTACATATCGCTTAACTGCTGGAACCAGTTTGGTTTTACCACCAACTGACTCTGCATTAGAAGGAGTTGCATCTGGAGATGCACCCGCTTCTGGCGTAGATGTCGCATCAATAAAAGGTCAGGCAAATACAGCATCAGTAGACGTAGAAATTTTCGTAGCATCAACATAGGTAATATAAATGGCCCGGCCAATTGCAGTAGGATATGGTGAGGGAATATTCACCGATTCGCAGACTTGGGGCGACACAGTAGCTTCAACGGGAGAGACAACTCTCGGAAATATATCGGTACCAGATAATGAACAATGGAATATATATTCTGTTTTTTGTTCAGCATATGGAGGTTTATACCGATTAGATTGCACTGGTGTAGCTGCAGCCGCAACTGCATTTAGCTTTTCAGGCCCTGCAACAGTAGGGAGCACTATAACTTTAGTTTCACAAGATGGTACAAAAAAGACATATATATGTGTTGCAGAGTCAGGTAGTGCATTAGATGGTGTGGTTTCGGATGGCAAAGTACAATTTGAGGCAGGAGCATCTACGGGTGCTCACGCAGCAGTACATTTCAAGGCAGCAGTAGAACACGCAAATGGACACGAAAATAAGATAACGGCAACATTATCTACAGCAGAAGTAGTATTATCACAAGATGTGGTTGGTGATGCTGGTAATAGAGTAATCACAAAATCAATTACATTTGGAGATAGTGTAACTGGTGGCACAGCAGGAGTTCCACATCAATTTACTGGAGGAACGGATGGACTGCCTGATTTAGTTGGGAAGTTTATTCAGAATGACGTGAATAGAGTAGATGCGGATGATGACCTTAGGGAAATGTATAATCCACCATATAACACGGATATTTGGGT